CGGCGATGCTATGATTAGTGGAGGTGTTGACAATATAGAAAAATACAAGTATCTACTAGGACAAGCACATGCTTATTATAAAATATCACAGGATATCTCTAACCTGCTGAAGAAAAAGGAGCCAAATGGAAGACAAGACAAAGAAAACATCATCCGATTCGACGCAACCAAAAATTAAACTAGCGTTAGAGGAAAAATACAAAGAAGAAAATAAAAAAGAAGTGGATGGTTACGAACGTTTAAAAACAAAAGAATCAGCAAAATTACCTAAACCAACTGGATGGAGAATATTAGTTCTGCCATTTAAAATGCCAGAAAGAACCAAGGGTGGATTATTTCTTGGTCAGGACACCTTAGAGAGACAACAGATTGCATCAACATGTGGATTAGTATTAAGCATGGGAGCACATTGTTATGATAAAGATCGTTATCCTGAAGGCCCTTGGTGCAAGAAAGGTGATTGGGTGATCTTTGCAAGATATGCTGGGTCTAGAATCCAGATCGATGGCGGGGAAGTTAGATTGCTAAATGATGATGAAGTGTTAGCAACCATCGAAAAACCCGAAGATATATTTCATCAGTATTAACATAGGAGGATACTATGCAAGAAGAAAA